TCCCAATATATGGAAGACATGCTAAAGGTCTACGCAGAAACATATATTGTTGCTCAAAACCGAAGAGCAAATATTATTACAATTAATGACTACATGAGTGAGCTTGTAAATTATTTGAAAGTTTTAACATCTACGCTTCCTCTTACATTCTCATCTTGGCAAAAGACAAATAAATCATCTATTTTCACTTCTGGGTTGGCCATAAGTATTGCTGATCTGAGTATAGACAATGACACTGTTAAGGATGTTAATTTTTTATCTAATCCGGCATTCCAATATTACCTAAACGTCTGTAAACAAAACGGATTTAATGTATCTAAAAATTCTCCATGGGTCATATTCGCTGATATAGATTCACAAGTTATGAAACAAAACCATTTGGCCCAGAGGCTTATAACTTCACCAACTTCCTTATTCGCTAATAGATTTGATGATGCATATACACTAGATATACAGTTATTAGAAGAGGTGATTACAAGAAACTATAATAAATTTGTATTGTTTTATCCTATAGAGAAAAAATATAGTACATGTAATAATAATAAATTAATATATAATATAATAAATAGAAATAATATTAATAGTATAACAGAATCTGTTAAACAGTCAAGGATAATAAGTATTTATGCAAATATGAAAAATATTGAAGAAAATTACATATTTAGAAAAGCTGATCTCAATATTTTAATAAAAAATGCAAATAACTTTGCTATAAGATTTGACATTCAGAGAGCAATGGGATATATTAACGAAAGATTCCGTCAGACTTTTAAATCCAAGAACGGCGGAATCAACTCGATCATCAGATCAAATAAAAATTATGAAAATAGACGTGGAGGGTAGATGAACTTTCAAATTCTTGATGATAAAGTAGAATGCTTTGGAGTATATAGCAATGGAAAATTTACATATGATAGAATACCTGATAACGTCACAGGAACTTGGCAATGGGATAAGCGGTTTGGTAATCGCGATATTCGTTATGCTAGCATTTATTCTGGTGGTGAATCCATTTCTAAAGCGGCTCCAGAACATCTCCGATCAAGATTCGAAAAAAGAGAATCCAAAATCCGATCCTTCATCAACTCAGCATTGAATGCGAAAATAAAACTTAGTGAGCTTTGTTTATTTGAAGTTATACCAGAGCAGCATTTAATGCATTATTGTGAAATCAAAAATGAAATATGCGAATGGATCTTTAAAAACAAACAGCAGCCTCAAAATCACGGCTTTATGGTTGACCTACACCAGATGGCTAACGATATATCTCGTAACCCTATCTTGGTCGATCAAAATACCCTCAGAAAGGCATCCAAAACTGACCTGAAGGCAAAGGCGCTGCTTAATTCACTAGGTGGCGAAAACAAGCCTATTTGCTACGATGTTTGGGGATCTAAGACAGGTAGGTTGACCACAAAACAGGGATCTTTCCCGATAATGAACCTGAAAAAAGAAATTGCAAATTGTGTTGTTCCAAAAAATGATGTTTTTGTTCAATTCGACCTTAATGGTGCGGAGATTCGCACCTTTATTTCTCTATCTACAGGCACTCATCCCCCTGTAGATATCCACACATGGAATATGGAGAATGTACTTGAGAACGTAACGGAACGAAGCAAGGCAAAGAAGAAGTTTCTCGCTTGGTTCTATAACCCACACTCCGATGTTGTCCAGTCAGAACACTATGATCGCAACCTTTTGTTAAATAAGTATTATAATGGTAGCGTGGTTTCAACTCCTTTTGGTAGAGAAATAGAGGCTGACGACTTCCATGCTTTGAACTACCTGCTGCAATCGTCATCGTCAGATAATTGCATGACTCAATGCATTAAGATAAATAAGTTCCTGACTAACAATAAGTCTTTTGTTCATTCGGTTGTGCATGATTCGATTACAATTGATCTGGATTTTACAGATCGAAATCTGCTACCACAAATCCAAGAGTTGTTTGAAGACACGCAATTGGGCTGGTTTAAGTCCTCTGTACAAGTTGGGCACAATCTTCGCGATTTAAGGGAGATATCATGGTCTTAATAGGATTAGGAACAGCAGGAACTGGTATTGTCAACAGTTTTTCCAGCATTCATAAAAAGATATGCATAACCGAATCTGATTTTCCATCTAAGTGTAAGAAGGAAGAGGACTTTGAAGAACACTGTCCAAAGTTTAAAAAGAAACTGTCCTTTAAAGAGGACGAGTGTTGGTTTGTAGTTTGTGGCGGTAGTAGATGTTCATCTGCATCTCTTGCACTTTTGGAGACCATTAAGCATAAAAAGATAAATATTATTTATATATGCCCGGACCCTAACTTATCTGGTCCTACAATAATGAGAAGGCACAAAGTAGTGTACAATGTACTACAGGAGTATACAAGATCTGGCCTTTTCAGTACCATGTGTTTGGTTTCAAATCGAGAAACATTGAAATCTATAGGCGACCAGTCAATAATGGATATGTATTCTAACCTTAATGCGATTATATCAAATACCATTGAAACTATAGAATGGTTTAAATCGGAAGAGTCAGTTATGGGCTCACTACATGAAACAAAATTAATTTCAAAAATTTACACAGTTTCAATCGGCAACTTCAGCGAAGACGAAGAAAACTTACTATTTTTACTTGACAATACCACAGAAACGTGGTATATTTATAGTGTAAGTAAGGAAAATCTAGAAAAAAATAAAGATCTGATTCCAATTATAAGAAACCGAGTTATTGCTGACGAAGAAAAGAATATTAATTCTTCTTTTGTAATTTATTCGTCTCAACATAAACAATCATATTTTTATTCAATTAAATTCACGCATTATATACAATCTATGGAGGAAAAATAATTGAAAAAAAACTTGACAATTTTTCTCAATAGGTTATATTAGAAGAGAACAACAAAAAGAGATAAACTTTGTATTGCATTTGGTCTTTGATGATATACTTTAATCACACAATATCACACTCTATCTTATCAAGAAAGCAAAAATCTCGCACCCACTCATAAACAATACACTGGAGGTAACATGAGTACATTTACACAATACACCGGAACATTCGTAAAGCGTAACGGAAACCGTCGAACAATGAGTTTTATCAAGATCACTGATCTTCCAAAAACTATGGTAACTTCGACAAAGGATCGTTATCCAAAAAGTAATGGTGAAATTGAAGTTGTATATGACACGGAAAGGAATGGTTTCCGTACATTCAACCATGGGACTGTCGTAGGGACCGTTTCATCAAAATCTGTCAATCGTTCATTTGACAACCAATAACCAATAGGTTATATTAAAAGTGTTGAGCGTTTTGAATAGTGAAGAGGCCTGAATAGTAGAACTCCAAACTCTAAAAACATTCAACCACTGTGGCGGAGGGGGAATCCCCCTCCGACCTTAGTCTTTATAGACAAAAAACTTAGCTAACAAAAGGAAAAAATATCATGGCTTTAAATATAGAACAAATGAGAGCAAAGCTCGAAGCGTCACGTAACGGTGGCAAAAAACAAGATAATACTAAATGGCGCCCTTCTGAGGGTGATCAAACTGTTCGCATCATCCCTACTGATGATGGCGACCCTTTTAAGGAATTTCATTTCCATTATAATGTTGGAAGGAATCCCGGCATTCTTTGCCCCAAGCGTAATCATGGGGAAGACTGTCCAATATGCGATTTCGCCTCAAAATTGTGGCGACAAGGTGTCGAAGGTAACGACGATACCGCTAAAAGAGAAGCAAAGAAATTATTTGCTCGAAAGCGCTATTACTCACCGATTATTGTTAGAGGTGAGGAAAGCAAAGGCGTAAGAGTGTGGGCTTATGGTAAAATGGCTTATGAGACTCTACTTTCTTACGTTTTAGATCCGGATTATGGCGACATTACTCATGCCGAAACAGGTACTGATATTGTACTTAACTACGCCATCCCCGGAACTCCGGGATCTTTTCCCAAGACCACGCTTAAGCCTCGTCGACGGCCATCAGTGTTGTGTGATGATGACGTAGCTGATTGTGATGAATTATTAAGTTCTGTACCTGAGATGGAGACCCTCTTCCAACGACATTCTACCTCCGAAGTTCAATCGTTGTTGGATGAATACCTATCCTCCGATGAATCCTCCGAGTCTCTCTCAAGCGAAACGGGAAAGTATAATAAACAAAAAACTGTCGATGATGCATTAAAATCATTTATGAACAACGATACATCAATGGTTCGATAGTGTGGTTAAGTGTCTTGCCCCTGCACTATAAATATGGGGCATTTTTTTTATTGGAGCAAATATGAATATATTATTATTAATTTTATTAATCGCTTGTGGTGATGAGGAAGACTCAGCGTCAGACACGGGCGACAAAACAACAGAGACAGAGACTGAAGCCTATATTAGGTATCACTAAAGGAGAAAACAATGGCAGCGCAAGATGATGTAAGGGAGAAATCTCAAATGAAATTGTTTGGTCTTTCTGAATTCTCAGAAACGAATCGGAGCAACAAGTACGAACCAGATGCTAAGAAAATGGTAAATGGTAAGCTGGTTACAATTGAATTAAAAACAAAACCAGAAAAGCAACTTAAGTTAAATAAGAAAACTGGCTTAAGAGAAATTAAGAACAAGACTGGCCTTAGCACTGCTCGTGGGTTTAACCCGCATAAAATGGAAGAGTGGAAGGCAAAAACTGATGTCTACATTTTTAGTGAATATTCGGGTACGGATTTTGATGGTTCTTGGCAAGAGCATTATGCTATGACCTATGAGGATTTAGAGCCATGGCTTATCGAAAAGGTAGCGACACCTTTTTACGAAGGCAGGCAACCAAAAAAGAACTCATTGGGATACTATGGCATGAAAGAGTATGAAAAACATATCCTTCCTTTAATTAAGGACAAATTTTCAGAGACAGACCTAAAAAGGATAGAACACACTTTGGAAGTTGGAACATCTCTTAACGATCCAAAGATGTCTTGGACTTATATCCGGAGACATGGAACAAGAATTTATAGTCAATACGATGTTGATGACTTTTGCTTATCACGATTCTTGGATTCAAGCAACAAAGAGGTGGCATAATGGGGAAGGTGATTGAAATGAGTGAACACACAGGAAAGATTAACGTTGGCGACCTAGCCAAGAAAATAAATAAAAAATTGGGCATCAATGTTGCCCACGATTTGAACGAATCCAACCCAGTTTCTGTTAAAGACTGGATTCCAACTGGATCTCGCTGGCTTGACTGTACAATTAAGCCCGGAGAATATGCTGGTATTCCTGTTGGAAAGATTACCGAACTTGCTGGCTTGTCTGGTGCTGGAAAATCATTTATGGCCGCTCAGATTGCTGGAAACGCTCAGAAGAAAGGTATGTTTGTCGTATATTTCGACGCAGAGTCAGCAATAGATGAAGAGTTTTTGGTTAAAGCTGGTTGCACTAAGGATCAGTTGTTGTACCAACAAGCAGTCTCAGTCGAAAAGACATTGGAGACAATGGAATATGTAATGGGCGAGTATAGTGGCGCAAGAGTTCTCTTTATCTGGGATTCCATTGCCGCAACTCCATCTGAGAAAGACCTTGAAGGAGATTACAACCCTCAATCTTCAATGGCGGTTAAGCCGAGAATTTTTTCGAAGGCATTTCCCAAACTTACGATTCCATTGGCAAATACTGAATCAACGTTACTGTTGATCAACCAGTTGAAGACCAATATCACAAGTAGACCAGCAGAGGCCTTAATGGAGCCATATATAGCACCGGGAGGCAAGGCAATCGAATACTTTTCCTCTTTGCGTATATGGCTTACAAAGAGAAGAGCAAAGGCATCATTTGCACTTGATGACGATGGAGTGAGAGTTGGGTCTCACGTTAAAGCCTTCATAAAGAAATCTAGAATGGGATCAGAAGGACGGACATGCGAGTTCAAGATAATGTGGGGAGGCCCAGAAGTCAGAATACAAGATGAAGAGTCTTGGTTAGATGTTCTTAAAGCCTCAAAACACCCCAATTTCACGCTCTCTGGGGCGTGGTACACAATGGTAGGGAAAGACGGAAAAAGTGTTAAATTTCAATCGAAACAGTGGCTTAATAAGCTAAAAGAAGAAAGTTTTAGAGAGACTGTTATTTCTCTGATGGATGAAGTCTTGATAGAAAAATATAAGTCGTAGTTTGTGTGTTTAACCATTGTGTTAACCCTCGGTTGAAATATACCGAGGGTTTTTTATTTGACAAACATATGTGTATGGGTTATATTACTTAAACATCGGAGGAAAGAATGAAAACAGAGGTTAAACCAAGTAATAGAAAGAGGGTGTTAATTATTGATGCCCTTAACATGTTTCTTAGAAGTTATACAATCATCCCAAGTATGAACCCTAAAGGTCTTCCCAACGGAGGTACAGTTGGATTTATAAAATCGTTGCAAAAACTTTGTCGTGACTTTCGTCCAAGTGAAGTTGTTATTTGTTGGGATGGACACGGAGGTTCGGAAAAAAAGAGACAACTTAATAAGGAATACAAACAAGGTAGAAGACCTGTGCGTTTCAACCGCAGAATGATTGAACTCCCAGAAGAAGATGTTTATAAAAACAGAAGAGATCAACAACTAAGACTACATGAATATCTGAATGAGATGCCTGTTGTACAGTTGCAGCTTGATTATGTTGAAGCTGACGACATCATAGCGTATGTTAACACAAGAAGTAAATATAAAGGCTGGGATAAAATAATAGTATCCTCTGATAAAGACTTTTATCAACTATGCGAGGATGATCAAACATATATATGGAGACCTATCCAGAAAGAACTTATAAATCAAAAACAATTAGTTTATAAGTTTGGAGTACACCCAGCTAATTTTGCACTGGTCAGGGCTATTGAGGGAGATTCGTCAGACAATCTTAAAGGTGTACCAAGAATAGGTATGAAAACTGTTGTTAAGTATTTTCCTTTTGTTGATAAACCACAAAAGATCTCTTGTTCCGAGATATTCACACATTGTCAAATGGAAAAAAACAAGAAATCTGTTCATAATAAGTTGCTAGAACACAAAGAACTTGTTAAGAATAACTATACTATTATGCAGTTATACGAGCCAAATATTTCTTTACAAGGCAAACAACAGGTTGATTATACTTTATCTAATTATAAGCCCCTGTTTAGCAAGATAAACATTAGTAAAATGCTCATGGAAGATGGACAAGGATCGTTGAACTTGACTGACATGTGGGTTGCTTTTAGGAAAATTGTACAGTAGTTATAAAACATTCGGAGGATGATATGGAATTAAAACATGAAACTTTTCAAAGGTTTGGAAAGACGTTTCAAGAGAATTTGTGCCACCTGATGCTTCAGGATAGGACATTTTGTGATCAGATATGCGAGGTTCTTGACGTAGAATATTTGCAATACGAACACCTTAAGGTATTCGCGAACATGCTTATAGAGTATAGGTCAAAATACAGACAACATCCAAGTTATGAGATTATGGCGACTAACATAACCTCTGGCTTAGGATCATATACAGATGCGTTACAGAAGCAAATAAGACAATTTTATGCTAAAGTTATTAATTCTCATGAGATCGATGGGTCTGATTTTATTAAAGAACACGCTATTGATTTTTGTCGCAAACAAGTACTTAAAAAAGCGATGATACAGTCTGTTAAACTTCTTAAATCATCTTCATTCGAGGAGATTGCTACTGTTATTGAGGACGCAATGAAGCTTGGCACAAACGTTGATTTTGGGCACGATTATCATATGGATATTGATGACCGTTTCAGGCTTAAATCCAGAAACCCAATTACAACAGGGTGGCAGAGAGTTGACGAGATTTGTCAGGGTGGCCTTGGTAAATCAGAGCTTGGTGTTGCTATAGCGCCAACTGGTGCCGGGAAGAGTATGCTTATGGTACACCTCGGTGCAACAGCCCTGAAGGAGGGCAAAACAGTTGTTTATTATACCCTAGAGTTGGCGGATACAGTAGTTGGCCAAAGGTTCGATTCCTGTATAACAGGGATTAAACTTAATGATTTATTAAGAAACAAATTTAATATTGTGGAACAAGTAAAAGACATTAAAGGGCATCTAATTATTAAAGAATATCCAACGAAGTCAGCAAGCACTCAAACAATAAAAAGTCATATAGAACGCCTCAAGAAAAGGGGCATAAACCCTGATATGATAATAGTAGATTACGCTGATTTACTCCGTCCGGTTAAAAGCTACGGAGAAAAACGCCACGACCTAGAGAGTATATATGAAGAACTTAGATCCATCGCACAAACCTATGAATGTCCAGTTTGGACATGTTCACAAACTAATCGTGGCGGCCTAAATGCAGAAGTCATTACTATGGAGTCTATCTCCGAAGCGTTTAATAAATGTTTTGTCGCAGATTTTATATTCTCGCTGTCCAGAACAGCACAAGACAAACAGGCAAATACAGGACGATTCTTTATTGCCAAGAATAGAAACGGTCCTGATGGTTTGGTGTTCCCTATTTTTATGGACACATCAAATGTATCGATTAAGGCATTAGAGAGAACAGAGATGACAAGTGATGAGAAGCCCCAGCCTACGGCAAAGAGCAATCTCACATATTTGAGAGACAAGTACGCAGAAGTTCGAGGAAAATAGGAGACCCACAATGAACATAGCAAATAAAATATTATCGGATATAACAGTGCATATGAAGTATGCAAGATACTTACCGGAAAAGAATCGCAGAGAGACTTGGGATGAATTAGTAACAAGAAACAAGAATATGCATCTTAAAAAGTTTCCTAAGTTGAAACATGAGATTGAGGAAGCGTACAAATTCGTATATGATAAGAAGGTATTACCTTCTATGCGTTCAATGCAGTTTGCAGGAAAACCTATTGAGATTAGTCCCAATCGGGTGTTTAACTGTGCCTACGCTCCTATAGACGATGTTCGTGTTTTTGGTGAAATAATGTTTTTATTATTAGGCGGAACCGGTGTCGGGTTTTCAGTGCAAAGCCACCATGTGGAGAAATTACCACCCGTCCTTAAGCCAAATAAGAAAAGAACAAGAAGGTTTTTGATTGGAGATTCCATCGAGGGATGGTCAGATGCTGTTACAGCACTGATAAAATCTTATTTCAAAGGAACTTCCCAATTGAGATTCGATTATTCAGACATACGTGCAAAGGGTGAGAGACTAGTTACAAGTGGGGGCAAAGCTCCCGGACCACGACCTCTTCGGGAGTGCTTGGTTAAAATCGAAGGTATGCTTGATGCAAAAGAAAACGGAGAAAGACTCAGTTCTATCGAGGTTCATGACGTGGTATGTCATGTGGCAGATGCTGTTTTGGCTGGTGGTATTCGTCGCGCTGCTCTCATATCTTTGTTTAGTATTGACGATGAGAATATGCTTGCTTCCAAGTCGGGTAACTGGTGGGAAACTAACCCCCAGCGTGGCCGGGCTAATAATTCTGCTGTCATTATGCGTCACCGCATTGATAAAAATACATTTATGAAAATATGGGAAAGAATCAGGGCGTCAGGCAGCGGAGAGCCCGGTATATATTTAACAAATGATAAAGAATATGGTTGCAACCCTTGCTGTGAGATTGCGCTTCGCCCATATCAGTTTTGCAATTTGACAGAAGTAAATGTTAGCGATGTGGCCTCACAAAAAGAGTATGAAGATAGAGCGAGAGCCGGATCTTTCATCGGGACCTTGCAGGCATCTTATACTGACTTTCATTATTTAAGACCAGTGTGGCAAAGAAACACAGAAAAAGATTATTTAATTGGGGTTTCAATGACAGGGATAGCGTCAGGTTTTGTAGAAGGCTTGGACATGGAACAAGCAGCCAGAGTAGTGGCTAGTGAGAACGATAGGGTGGCCAATCTTATCGGGATAAAGCCTGCTGCCCGCTGCACTACCACAAAGCCAGCCGGAACAACTTCGCTGGTTTTAGGAACGTCGAGCGGTATTCATGCATGGCATAACGATACTTACATCAGAAGATTAAGAGTTGGAAAGAATGAGGCAATTTATTCTTATTTACTAGAAAATCATCCAGAATTGGTTGAGGATGAATACTTCCGACCACACGATACAGCAGTTATATCAGTTCCACAAAAGGCTCCGTTGGGTGCCACAACAAGGGTAGAAAGCGCGTTAAATCTTTTGGAGAGGGTTAAGAACGTTCATTTAAAGTGGGTCAAAACTGGGCACCGTAGCGGCCAGAACACAAACAATGTTTCAGCTACAATCAATATAAAAGAAACAGAATGGGATGAAGTTGGAGAATGGATGTGGGATAACAGGAAAAATTATAATGGTTTAGCCATTTTACCCCATGATGGGGGCAATTATCGGCAAGCTCCTTTTGAAGACTGTACAGAAGAGAAATACAATGAAATGTTAAAACACCTTGTTGATGTAGATTTGACGCAAGTTGTAGAGACAGAAGACGAAACTGATCTTAAAGGTGAAA